GACATCGATGGGTTGGAATTCGTCGCCCGCATCGACATCGGCACCGATGCCAACGGCGAGGAGAAGAACGAGATCCGCGCCGCCATCATGCCCGACCACAAGGAGTATGCCGCGCTGATGGGGCTCACCCCGGGGGCGCGCCCCGCCACCGCAGGGGCGGGTTCTGCGGCTCCTGCCACGAAACCGCCGGCGCCGGCTCCCGCCGCCGGTGGCGTCCGGCCGTCCTGGGCGCAGTAACGGCGAACGGCCATGCTGCTGCGTCCCCGCCAGCGCCTGTTCGTCGAGCGTAGCGTCCGCGCGCTCGACGAACACCGGAACACCCTCGGTGTCGCCCCGACCGGCGCCGGCAAAACCATCATGCTGTCGGCGACCACCGGCGAGATGATCGGCGGCACTGACGCCAAGGCCTGCGTGCTGGCCCATCGCGATGAACTGACGGAGCAGAACCGGGGCAAGTTCGGCAAGGTCAATCCGGCGATCACCACCTCGGTGGTCGATGCCGGGGAGAAATCATGGCAGGGCCAGGTCACCTTCGCCATGGTGCCGACGCTCGCCCGCCAGTCCAATCTCGATGCCATGCCGGCTCTCGATCTGCTGGTGATCGACGAGGCTCACCACGCCGCCGCCGATAGCTATCGGCGGATCATCGACCGGGCGCTGCACCGCAATCCGATGTGTCGGATCTACGGCGTCACCGCCACCCCCAACCGGGGGGACCGCAAAGGGTTGCGGCCGGTCTTTTCCAACGTCGCCGACCAGATCCGCATCGGCGAACTGGTGGCGTCGGGCCATTTGGTGCCGCCGCGTACCTTCGTCATCGATGTCGGCGTGCAGGAAGACCTCGCCCGGGTCGGACGCTCCGGCGACGATTTCGACATGACCGAGGTGGCGCGGGTGATGAACAACCGCCCGGTCACCGACGCGGTCATTCGCCACTGGCAGGCAAAGGCCGCCGACCGCCAGACCGTGGTGTTCTGCTCCACCGTGGATCACGCCAGCAGCGTCACGTCGGCCTTCATCGATGCTGGTGTTTCCACCGTCCTGGTCACCGGCGAGATGGGCGAGACCGAACGGCGGGCGGCGCTGGCCGCCTATGCGTCCGGCCAGATCCGGGTGGTGATCAACGTCGCGGTGCTGACCGAGGGCTGGGACCATCCGCCCACCTCCTGCGTCGTTCTGCTGCGCCCCAGTTCCTACAAAAGCACCCTGATCCAGATGGTCGGCCGGGGTCTGCGCACCGTCAATCCGGAGGAGCATCCCGGACTGATCAAGACCGACTGCATCGTGCTGGATTTCGGCACCTCGTCCCTCCTGCATGGCTCGTTGGAGCAGGACATCGATCTCGCCGGCAGCGAGGAGACCGGAGAGGCGCCGACTAAGGACTGCCCGGAATGCGGTGCGGTGGTTCCGTTGGGCGTCACCGAGTGCCCCCTCTGCGGCCATGTCTGGGAGCGTTCCGCCGCGAATGCCGGGACGCCGCTCGGCGACTTCGTCATGACCGAGATCGACCTGCTGAAGCGCTCCAGCTTCCGCTGGTGCGATCTGTTCGGCGATGACGCGGCGCTGGTGGCCAGCGGCTTCAATGCCTGGGGCGGCATCTTCTTCCTCAATGGTCGCTGGTATGGCATCGGCGGCCTGCAGCGCCAGCGCCCCCACCTGCTGGCGGTCGGCGAGCGGACGGTCTGTCTGGCGGCAGCGGACGACTGGTTGAACCAGAACGAGTCCGATGAAACCGCGCACAAGACCCGCCGCTGGCTGAACCAGTCCCCCACCGACAAGCAGCTTGCCCTGCTCCCGGCCGAGTGCCGGCAGGATTTCAACCTGACCCGCTATCAGGCGTCGGCGCTGCTGGCGTTCCGGTTCAATCGGCAGGCCATCCGCTCGCTGGTGTTCGACGCCGACGAGGCCGTGGTCGGGAGGGCGGCATGATGGAGATCAACGATGTCCGATCAGGCCGCCGCCCGTTTGCGGACATGGCATCCGCGTGGCGTGCTCTGCGCCGTCTGTCGACGACCGGCTCATGGCTTTGGCTGGCGCGATCCGGTGCGCCCGGCGGCATCGCAGCCAAAGCCGAAGAAACGGGCGCCCCCGCCCCTGGGGCGGCGCCGGCCGTCGGTCTGGTTCTGCTCGATGGGTTGCCAAGGCTTCTGGGCGCGTTTGGCGCGGAGGTCGCCGGCCATGGTTGACCTCACCGAACAGGAAGAGGCGGCCATCCGCGCCGCCATGAAGCCGGTGGCCGAACTGATGGAGGAGATCGGCTGGGACAAGCGTCTTGCCGACCTTACCGAGGTCCAGGTCCTGAGCTTGATCGAAGCCGCCGTCGAAGCATTCCAGGACGCCATGCGCGCCCAGGCCGGCACCGACGGCATGGAGATTCCCTTCTGATGTTGGACTTCAATCATCGACCAAAGATCGGCGAGCGGATCAACCTGCTGGTCGACGCCGGCCTGGAGAACGAGCGATCTCGGACGCCGCCCCGGTCGTATCTCGGCGGCTCCCGTCTTGGCCACGCCTGCGAGCGCGCCCTGCAGTTCGAATTCGCCGGTGCGCCCAAAGACGAGGGTGGTGACTTCAACGGCCAGACGCTGCGGATCTTCGCCATCGGCCATGTCCTGGAGGATCTGGCCATCCGCTGGCTGCGGCAGGCCGGCTTCGACCTCTACACCCGCAAAGGCAACCGGCCCGACGGTGAGCAGTTCGGCTTCGCGGTCGCCGGGGGGCGGGTGCGCGGCCATGTCGACGGCATCCTGGCGGCCGGTCCCGATCTCCCTGACCTTGGCTATCCGGCGCTCTGGGAATGCAAGACCATGAACGCCAAGAACTGGCGGGAAACCGTCGCCAAGGGCGTGGTCCAAGCCAAGCCGGTCTACGCCGCCCAGATCGCCCTCTATCAGGCCTACATGGAAGGCAGTGTGGCGGGCATTTCCGCCAATCCGGCGCTGTTCACCGCCATCAACAAGGACACCGCCGAACTCCATCACGAACTGGTGCCCTTCGACGGCGCGCTGGCGCAGCGGATCAGCGACCGTGCCGTCCGCATCCTGCGCGCCACCGATGCCGGCGACCTCCTGCCACGCCTCGCCTCTGATCCCGACTTCTTCGAATGCCGGTTCTGTCCCTGGAAAGGGAGGTGCTGGGCATGACGGCGCAGGACTCGATCCCCGTGCCGCCACCGGTAACGCCGGACCAGGCGATGATCGCCGCCTACGCCGAGGTGGTGTTCGGATACTGCGACGGCTGGGTGCCGGTGCGTGCCTTGCCCGAGAAGGGGACCGCCGGCCAGCCGCCGCACACGCCGTTCATCGAAGCCGATGCTGATATCGCCGCCAAGCTGGCCGTCCAAGCGGCCTGGGCGTCGGGTGCCGGCATGGCACTGTTCGTGGTGCCCGGCACGGTCGCCTCGCCGGGCGAAGCCAAGGCCGAAGATGTGGTGCAGACCCAGGTGGTGCTGGTCGATCTCGACCATGGCGACATCGCCGGAAAACGGGATCACCTCGTCCAGCACCTCGGTCCCGCTACCCTCGAAGTGGCCTCGGGCGGCATCACCGCCGAGGGCCAGCGCAAGCTGCACCTCTACTGGCGCCTGACTGAGCCGGCGGAGGGCGAGGACATCGTCACCGTCTGCCGCTTGCGCCATGCCATAGCCACCAAGGTCGGCGGCGACCCGTCGTTCCGCTCGGCCCATCAGCCGATCCGCGTGGCCGGCACCGTCCATGCCAAAAGCGGGGTTCCTCGTCTCGTCGAAATTCTCGGATCGAGCCAGGTCGAGCGCGATCTCGGCGACTTGGCCGAGGCTGTGCTGGCGATGCCACCGCTCGACGGTGAAGGGGCGTCGTGGATGGACTTCAACGATGCCGGCACCGCCAGGGGCGCTGTGACCGAGTTGTTCGGCCAGCGGGTCCGCGAGGGCGGCATCGATGGCACCACCCGGTTCGACGCGCTGTCCCGCGTCATCGGCTACTGGATCCGGCGCTGCCGTGAAGGCCACGTCACCCCGGCGCAGTCCTGGGACGAGATTGTCGCCTACAACGATGCCCGCATCGATCCGCCGTGGCCGGTCGAACGGCTGCGCCATGAAGCCGAGCGCCTGTGGCAGCGCGATCAGCAGCATGCCCCGCAAGACGAAGATGAACCCGAGGATGCGGCGGACGCTGCAGACGATGGTGATCCCGTGCCGGTGGCCTTCACCGAGGATGCACTGGCGGTCGGATTCACCCGGCAGCATGCCGAGGACTGGCGGTTCGTCGCCGGCTGGGGCCATTGGCTGATCTGGACCGGCTGCCGCTGGGAGCGGGAAAGCACCCTGCTGGCCTATGATCTTGCTCGGCGCATCTGCCGGGATGCCGCCGCGACCTGCCGGACGGCCAAGCTACGCGCCAAACTGTCGACGGCGGCGACCGTGTCGGCGGTGGAGCGTCTGGCCCGCGCCGATCGCTGCCACGCGGCCACCACCGAGGTCTGGGACCGCGATCCGTGGCTGCTGAACACCCCGGGCGGCGTGGTCGATCTGCGCACCGGCGGTCTGGCGCCACATGATCGGCTGCAGGCGATGACCAAGATCACCATCGCCACGCCGCAGGGCGACTGCCCGACCTGGCGGCAATTCCTGGCCACGGTCACTGGCGGTGATCGCGACCTCCAGTCCTACCTCCAGCGCGTTGCCGGCTACTGCCTGACCGGCGCGACCAGCGAGCACGCGCTGTTCTTCCTCTACGGCACCGGGGCCAACGGCAAGTCGGTGTTCGCCAA